CAAGAAGTATGCTGGATTGCAGCGTTACTCGGTCGAATTGCTAGAACGCAGCGACCCTTCATTCTTCCAAGCAATGCTCGATAACATGCAGCGCGCATACAACAAGGCAACCGATGCAGCAGTTATTGCAGCACTCACAGCAGGCGGAACACAGGCAACAGCAGTTGCAGCAACATCCGCAGGCATCATCTCCTACGTTTCAACAGAAACACCAGCCGCATACGCTGCAACAGGAGAACTTGCAACCCGTTACATTGCCGGTACTTCTCAATGGGGTCTACTCATGGGAGCAACCGATACAACAGGTCGTCCAATCTATTCAGCAGCGCAGCCTTACAATGCAGGCGGATCTGCAACACCATCTTCACTTCGTGGAAACGTTTTGGGTCTTGACCTTTATGTTGATCCAAACGCTGTCGCAACAACAATTGATGAATCTGCGTTTATCGTAGTTCCATCATCTGTTGCAATTTACGAATCACCAGTTCTACGTCTAAGCACCAACGTTCCAGTTTCCGGCGAAATCGAAACATCACTCTATGGCTATTTGGCTTGTGGTGTTCTTGTTGCCGGCGGCGTTCGTCGCTTTAACCTAACCTGATAGGTAAGTAGTTAATGTTGATCCCGGCGCACAGCCCTTGCGCCGGGATTAACCCACAGAAAGGATAGAGATGGCAGCCACATACGTTACCGAAGCTGAATTGCGTTCCGCGCTTGGTATCGGCAATCTCTATTCGTCAGCAGTTGTTGAGGAAGTTTGCCAAGCAGCAGAAAACATTGTTAAATCAAAACTTTGGTTCAATGATTATGCAATCGTGGCGCATGAGTCGACCACAAGCGTTGCAACAATTTATACAAGCGTTCCACATGATTTTATTGTCGGTCAGACGATTACCGTTGAAAACGCAGGTGCTAAATATAATGGATCTAAAACCGTAACGGCAATTGGCACTTTTTTTGTTAAATACACGATTAATAACGCGACTGCCGAAGCATATAATTTACTTGTTCCCTACGGCAAAGTTTATGGCATTACGCATATTGATTACGAAACATTGCCTGAAGTCAATCAAGCAACATTAATGATTGCAATTGATATTTGGCAGGCACGTCAAGCGTCAAACGCTGGCGGCATATCACCTGATTTTCAACCATCACCGTATCGCATGGGTAATACGCTCATGGCTCGCGTTAGAGGCTTACTTGCGGATCATCTAGCACCGGGCGGTCTAGTAGGGTGAGCGCAATAACAACCCTACGGGGAACAATCGCGACTGCACTAGCTGATAATGCGGTGTGGCAGGTGTTTTCCTTCCCACCTGCTACACCCCTTGCTAACAGCATTGTCGTCCAACCCGGTGATCCATACATCGAGCCAAGCAACGATCATTACAAAACGGTTAAGCCAAAAGCCAATTTCAAACTTGTTGTGCTAGCACCAATGTTTGACAATCAAGGCAATTTAACAAACATTGAAGATTTTTATTTGAACATTGTAAATAAGCTTGAAGCGTCATCGCTCGCTTATACAATTGGCACATTTAGTGCACCAGCAGTCTTGACTGGAATAGCAGGCGACCTGTTGTCCGGTGAAGTATCTATCAGCGTTCTCTCAGATTGGAGCTAATAATGGCTGAAGTAGACAAAGAGCGCGAGGCTTTTCTGATCAAAATCGGTCAAGTAGAGCCAGTCGCAAAATCAGACAAACCAACCGCTAAGAAAGATGAGGAATAGTAAATGGCTATTTTCTTAAATAACAAGGTCGGTCTAAAGATCAACTCAATCGATCTTAGCGACCATGTAACTTCATTGACTCTCAATCAGGCTTTTGATGAGCTTGAAGTGACTGCAATGGGTGACACCGCACACAAGTTTGTAAAAGGCTTGGAGTCAGGCACGTTGACCGTTTCATTCCTAAACGATGAAGCTGCCAGCAGCGTACTTGCAACACTTGCTTCAGCTTACGGAACAACCGTTGCTGCCAAGACAATCAACGATAAGGCAACCGCAATTTCAGCGACCAATGCTTTGTATTCGTTTGATATTTTGGTTAACAATTTGACACCGCAAAATGGCGCAACAGGCGACATGAGCACAATGGACATTACGTTCACAATCAATTCTGCTATCACACGCACCACAACAGGTACTTGGTAAAATAGGAGAAATGGGCATGGCTAAGTTAATAATCACAAGGGCTGACGGTACAAAGAGCGAACACTCAATCACACCGTCTGTGGAATATGCGTTTGAGCAGCAATTCCGCAAAGGCTTCCACAAGGCTTTTAGGGAAGATGAAAAGCAAGAGCATATTTATTGGCTGGCTTGGGAATGTCTGCGCCGCGCAGATGCTCCAGACGTTAAACCTTTCGGTGCTGCGTTTCTGGACACACTAGCTGCGGTGGATGTGGTTGCAGGCGATTCCCCAAATGGCTAACGCGCGATTCCTTCACGTATCGGGTTGCTCAATTGAGTATCCATACCGGGATCGCGCCAAGCGAGTTTATCAACATGGACACGGATCTGCTTAAAGCCTTTTATGAGGTATTAAAGCAGCAAGCGAAAGACAGGGATAATGCCAGTCGTGGTCGAAGGCGTACCAGAGCTTAAAAAGGCTTTGAAGAAGTTTGCGCCTGACCTTCGCAAGCAAATGGATGATGAAATCCGTGTTGCGCTGAAAGAAGTAACAAATGCCGCTAAGGCTAAAGTTCCCGGTCAAGCTCCCGGTGGTCTTTACAATTGGCAAGACACAGGCGTTGCGCCTAAGAGTCGCACGTCACGCGCAAGTGGATTTCCTAAATATAATGCGCGTGTAATACGGCGTGGATTGACTTACTCACTTGGACGTAGTAAGCGCAACATGAGCGGATTTGCAAGCCTTTACTCATTGCTCAACAAATCAGCGTCAGGATCAATTGCCGAAACGGCTGGACGTGCAAGCGGCATAAGCGGCAGTTCACGCAGTCAAAGTAACAACCCACAGGCAGGATCCAGATTTATAGCTGGCATGAACGGCATTGGCGCAATGAAGTCGCTGGATGGTCGTCAAAAATCAACTGGTCGCATATTGTTTGCTGCGTATGCCGAAAATGAAGGTAAAGCGTTGGATGGCGTTATGCGAGCCATTGACAAAGCCAGTCGTTTATTTAAGGAACGTGCCACAGTTAGAAAGGCTGCCTAATGTCAAACATTCGCATTGATATAGCGTCTGAGTTTAAGGATAAAGGTTTCAAGCAAGCTGAGAAGGCAACTGGTGGATTACAAGGAAATCTAAAGGCACTTGGTAAAACCCTTATTGGCGTTTTATCCGTACGAGAAGTTTATCAATTTGGCAAGGCGGCAGTTAAGGCTTTTGGTGAAGATGAATTAGCAGCCAAGCGATTGAGCCAAAGTTTAGGCAATCTTGGACTTGCTTTTGAAGATTCTCGCGTCACAAAGTTTATCTCAGATCTTGAAGCCACTAGCGGTGTGCTTGATGATCAACTTCGCCCGGCGTTTCAGTCGTTATTGACTACGACAGGTTCAGTCACAAAGTCACAAGAATTATTAGGCTTGGCATTAGACGTAGCCGCAGGATCAGGTCAAGATGTCCAAACTGTTGCTTCGGATCTTAGCAAGGCATACGTAGGAAATACTAAATCACTTGCTAAATATAACACCGGACTTTCGCGCGCCGAATTGCAGACAGCATCATTCGCAGATGTCCAAGCTTTACTCGCTAAACAATTTGCAGGTCAAAACGCGGCTTATTTAGAAACTTATAGCGGCAAGGTTGCCATTCTTAATGTGGCATACGCCAACATGCAGGAAACAATCGGCAAAGGCTTAGTCGATGCTTTTCAGATTCTCGCAGGTAATGAAGGCATTGGTGGCGGCGTTAGTGCAATGGATACCTTCGGCGATGCCGTTGCAGATACCACGCGTGGCGTTGCTGGCCTTGTAGCTGCGTTCAAAGACTTAAATACTTACGGATCAACGGCTTTAGATTTATTGCGCAACATAGATCCATTCAATCCGCTTGGTAGTGCGTTTGGCTACGTCCGCAATATGGGTAAACCGAAGCCTGCGCCATTCAAAACCCCAATGAGCATAAGCGGTTCAACCGATGCTCAGACTAAGATCGACCGCGCTCGTGCTAAGGCTGAAGCGGATGCCGCCAAGCGCGCTAAAGAATTATTGGCTTTGACAAAGAAATCTGTCAAGGCACAAGAAGCCTTAAACAAGAAGAAAAAAGAAGAAGGCATACTGGGTCAAATTGCCCAACGTTTTGATCTTGAACGCGTACAAATTGCTGCGGCTTTAGGTGGTCAAATCAATGAAGTAGAACGCCTACGTTTGGAATTAATGCAGGCAATCCTTGACGAAGATGTCAAGCGCGCGATCATCCTAGAAGGTCAATTGATTAAGGCCGAAGCTGCTGCGCAAGAATTGGCTAATTTGTTAGACAGTCTTGATGAATTGGTAGGTGATCCGTTTACCGATTGGCCTGCCAAAATCACACGCATCCAAGAATTGCTGAAGCAACTAAATATCAAAATCCCAATTGAAACATTATTTGCTGAAAAAGGTTTAAAACTAGACCAAACCAAAATGACTGTAACAACCATTGACACAATGGATGTTGATGCCAACAATGTTTATATCAATGGCACGTTACAAAACGAAACCGTCAATGCGCAAAATCCATTCAATGTTCCAAGAGGTGCGCCTTCGTTGGCTAATGCCGAAGCCGTGACTGCTATTGCCGAAGCTGTGGCATCGGCGGCAGATGCTTTAGCCGCAGAATCAGATGCGGCACTTGCTTTAATTGAAGCTGAATTGGCTGCACAAGAAGCGGCTAATGCTGCTAATGCTGCTGCGCTCGAAGATTTGTTTGCCAAACTTGGCTTAGATGCAAATGGTGAACCTTTGGGCAGCACCACAATCAATGTCAATGTTGAAGGCTCAGTAACCGCCGTTCAAGATTTGGCAGAAGTTATCACCGACATCCAATACGAATATCAAAGAAACGGAAAGGGTCTGCGCTTTAGCAGCATTGCAATCTAATGGCAGCTCCCACAATTCGCGTCTTTGTTGACTTTGATAGCGAAACCGCGTTTGAAACTAATCCGCTTATCCTAGACTCAGCCACTAAAGGCATATTGGGAACGAACCGCTTAGGATCTGGAACGCTGCCTGTTGAAGTCACCAGTCTTGTCACGCGAGTCAATATTCGGCGTGGGCGCAACCGCATCACAAGCAAGTTCGAGTTCGGTAGCGCGGAAGTCGTTTTGTATGATCAGAATGGCGACTGGAATCCGATGAACCCTGCCGGAGCGTATTACCCCAACCTTGTGCCATTGCGTCAGATTATTATTTATGCAACCTATCTTGGCGTTGATTATTACTTGTTTAGCGGCTTTATCACTAATTACGACACAGGCTTTAGACAAGGCAATGAAGATGTTTCTACGGTAAGCCTAAAGTGCGTGGATGCGTTCAAGCTGCTAGCAGGTTCAGCCATTACGACTGTGGCTGGCACAAGCGCAGGTCAACTCTCAGGTGCTCGCGTAAGTGCCCTTTTAGATGCCGTAGATTGGCCTTTAAGCCTTCGTGAGATTGATACTGGCAACTCAACCCTTCAAGCGGATCCCGGCACGTCTAGAAACGTTTTAGAGGCTTTGCAGACCGTTGAGAACAGCGAGTTTGGCGGCATTTTTGTCGATGGCCAAAGCAACGTGGTGTTTGTAGATCGTGACTCGCTTATTACAAGGCCAGCCACAAGCCTTTATGACTTCAATGACGATGGCACAGATATTTCCTATACCAACGCGGTTGTGGCCTATGACGACACTACGCTGATTAATGACGTAACCGTCACACGCTCAGGCGGCACGGCACAGAACGTTTATGACCAGACAAGCATTGACACGTTCTTCCTTCATTCAGGTATCCGCGATGGCATCCTTGTCCAGACCGATACCGAAGCCCTTAATCAGGCTAAAGGCATATTGGCTACACGTAAAGATCCTGAAGTCCGAATCGACTCAATCCAACTCAACCTTTATGACGACATCAACCCTAATAAGCCTAAAGCTGGGGTAGACATAGATTTGCTTGATGGCATTACGGTTACAAAGACCATGCCGGGAGCGACCAGCGTGACACAACCAAGCCTTGTGAACGCTATTCATCACGATATTACCAAGTCATCATGGATGACGACCCTATTCACTTCTGAGCCTTTATTGGCTGGCTTCGTGTTAGACAGCGCAGTTAGCGGTATACTTGACTCAGACGTGCTGAGCTACTAAGGAGCAATCAATGGCAGGTGCAGGATATAAGCTGTTTAACACGGGTGACGTGCTTACAGCAGCTCAGGTAAACACTTATTTGCAGGAACAAGCGGTCATGCGTTTTGCTAGCGCAGCCGCGCGTACAACCGCACTTTCAGGCGTACTTGCTGAAGGGATGGTTTCCTACTTGATGGATACCAATGCTGTTGAAGTTTACGATGGATCTGCATGGGTAGGTGTAGCCACAGGTGATATAACTGCTGTTACTGCTGGAACTGGTATCAGTGGCGGTGGTACATCTGGCGCAGTAACGATTACCAATTCAATGGCAACGGAAATAACGGCTGCTGGTGACATCATCGTTGGAACTGGCTCAGGTACATTTGACAATTTGCCAATAGGAACAACAGGTCAAGTTTTAACAGCAGATACAACAGTCAGTCCCTATAAAGTAAAGTGGGCAACTGCAACTGCTGGCGGTTCTTGGTCATCAGCCGCAACAGGTTCCTTGACCGGAAGTTCAATTACAGTCAGCAGTTTAAGCGGAAAAAGATTTTTTGTTTTATTAGTCGGAAGCAGTTTTGATGGCAATGAAGATTTAAGAGTTCGTCTAAATAGCGATACCGGCAACAATTATTACCAAACCGGCGGTGCAACGGCTGGCGATCGATTACAAATGGGTGCTTCTTCTGGTGGCACAGCCGCAGTTCAACGATTTGCTTTTTTTATTGATTTGGCAGATACCAGCGCGGCACTAAAGCCTTTATATTCTACTGCTTCACTTTTTGGCGTTTATGCTTCAACAAGTGCAATAACAAGTATTACTTTTTTTCCAGGCGGCGGCAACTTCGATGCTGGAACTTACGAGATATGGAAACAATCGTGACAAACTTGGTTAAAATACATAATGCCGAAACTGGCGAAGTGATTGAGCGTCAAATGACAAAAGATGAATTAGTGCAATGGCAATTAGATCAAGAAAAAGAAAAAGAACGTTTGGAAGCAATTGCAATTGCCGATGCTAAAAAAGCTGCTGCTGAAGCAAAGTTAGCAGCACTGGGTTTGACGGCTGATGATTTAAAGGCTTTGGGTCTTGGCTAAACTGTGCAAAGCGGGGCAACAATTACGCGAACAAATAGACGATGCGTTCCCCGATAGAGATCGAACTTCGGATGGCTGGATCGGTGATGCGAAGCATGCAGCTCGTAAGTCCGATCACAATCCTTCTATTGAAGGCATTGTACGTGCCATCGACATTGATGCTGACTTGCGATCCCATGCATCCGAAGCATGCGACCTTGCTGATCAGCTTCGATTACTTGCCAGATCTGATAAACGAGTTTCTTATATAATTTTCAACCACAAGATTGCGTCGTGGCGTGGCAATTACAAGTGGCGCAAATACAAAGGCATCAACCCACACACAAAGCACATTCACATTAGTTTTACTGCTAAGGGCGATTTTGACGGCAGTATGTTTCGCATCCCATTACTAACAGGAGAACCTATCAATGGAGCAAGCAAAAGCAGTCGCCGCAAGTTGGGCACGATCATTTCTAGCAGCCGGGATAGCAACATACCTAGCGGTGGGCTGGGATGCACCTGCAATTGTCAATGCAGCTCTGGTCGCGAGTCTGCCAGTCATCCTGCGGTGGCTAAACCCTAACGACACAGCTTTCGGACGGCGATGACACCTGCTGAATGGGCAGCGTTTGTCGCTGCCATACTTTCATGCTGCGCTCTGATTGTCGGCGGCCTTCGTTACATTATTCGACATGAAGTTCCGGGCATATTGGAAG